GAATTTTGTATTTCTTCAGCAATAGGTCTGTCAGTTGCTACCAAACAGTGTGGTGTGAAATCACGATACAGTCCATTGCAGCCAAAAACTGTGCCAACTTCCATTAGTTTATTGAGATTAACTACTAATCTGCTTTTACCGTTGCCAAGTATAAATGCTGCACTCATAAAAAAACCCTCACTGTAGTTATCGCAGTGAGGGTTTGTTGTTGTAGAAAGACTAGTATTAGCCGTAAATTGGGTTTTCAACTTGTACGAGGTCAACTGTGACGCCGTTTGTACCACTCTTAATAATAGTGCTTGCACTGATATCAAAGAAGTTAACAAGATAACGGTTACCTGAAAAATCAAGTGCCCATTTGTTTGTTAGGTACTCAAGACGGATAGCACTTGAACCACTGTCGTAACAGGTGATTGTCATAGTGTCATCTGTAAGTGAGCTATCATTAAGATCGCTTACTACACATACACCTTCGTTAGTGCCGTCGCTAACAAGAAACTTCTTGCGACCTTTTTGACGGATAATATAACCATCAGCTTCACTGTTGCCGCCAACTTTAACACGGACAGTTGTTGTTGGATGTTCGTTTGTGGCAAGATCAGTATCACCACCAACAACACCATAGTAGTTGCCTGCAGGATTGTTAAAACCAACGTCAATACCGCCTACGAAAGTACCTGAATCTGCATCCAATGATTGTGATGCTTCTTTAATTTTTAGAGGACGTCCCATTTGTTTTCTCCTTTATAGAAGTCCGATGTGGGTTTTAGCCACTACGCAGTGGGTTAATACTGCATAAAACGCATCATTACGTTATGTTACATTTATTTAGTCAAATAATTCAATGTACTCTATTGTGAACTATAAAAAAAAACAGCACCCGAAGGTGCTGTTTTCTCCTCCCTGCAAAGCAGGATGATGTGATAAGGCTTATGAGAACGATAGGTTCTGTACAGCAATCTCACCAACATAGTCACCGGCGTTACCGAATGAAGATGCTGTGTTTGTTAGTTCGATGTAACCATAACGTGTCATGAATGATACGACTGGCTCGAAGCTTGATGGATCCAGGACAACGCCTGAGCTCATTAGTGGAACGTATGGGCAATAAAACGCTGGAGCGTCTGTTTCACTTGCGCCTTTGTAACCAACTAGAACTGGAGTTGTGTCTGCTGCATAGCTATCGCAGAATACACGCATTGTGCCATTCAATGTACCTACAAACTTAGTGTTTGTTGGAGCTTCAAATGTGCCTTCTGTTGTACGAGCAAAAGCTGATGTTGTTGCTGACTGAAGCACTGTTAGTGCAGCAGGAGAAACAACAGCATAGTTACCAGCACCACGACGTGTGCGCTGTGCAATCAAGTTAGCTGTTCTGTTGATTAGAACTGCAAGTGCTGCATGCTCGTCACCAACGAAAGTAGCTGTACCTGATACAGTTGCCTGGTTGTATGTGAACTCAGTAGCTGCTAGTGAACGTAGAGAAAGTAGGATCTCTTGATCAATTTCAGCTGTGATTTCTTGTGCAAGTGCTGCCATGATTTCAGCTTCAACGTCAATACCATGCATGGCTTGTGCGTCTTGTGCTGCTTCAAATGTCCAGCGAGCTTGTAGCTTGCGTGTCTTTGCTTCAACAGCTTGCTTTAGGATCTGGACTGAAATCTGACGACCGCCTGAACCTTCAAGTGTTGCTGTGTTTGCACCAGTGTAAATGTTCTGTGCAGTTTGTACTACACCAGATGTTACTGTAGATGCACTTGAATATGCTTGTGCAATCTTGAATGGTGATAGAGCTTCTTCACCAGCTGCTGTTGATGTGCCTGCTGCTGAGTTGTCTGTCATTGCGTCGGCATAACGTACACGAAGTGTATGGATCTGACCAACTGGACCTGTCATTGGCTGAACACCAACCAACTCGTTAGCAATAACTGTTGGCATAACACGTCTGATAACTGGAAGAATCACACGGTTTAGTGTAGCAATGTTGCCTGAACCGGTTGCACCAGCTGTGGCATTCTCAGCCAAGTGTTTGCGAGTGTTTTCAAGTACAACACTCATTGTTGAGCGGCGAGCTCCGCCGAGGCCTTCTAGGAGGGCTTCTTTGGTCTCATCCCAACGGCTTTCTAGTAGTTCTTGTGACATTTCTGTCTCCTTTTTCTATATTTTAAAGCCCTGCTAGGCGTTTTAGTTCAACAACATTATTGGTGTTGCTGGTTGCTTCGACGGCCTTTGCAGATTTATTACCAGTTGCTTCAACCAAGCTGTCAGCCTTTTTAGTGGCTTTTGCTTCGCTGAGTACTGCTGGCAAATATTTTTCGAATGCGTTCTTTAAACGGGATGTTTGAACGTTCTCGAGTAGATTTGTCATTACTGCTCTCTTCTCATCATTGAGAGGAGATAGAAGTTCGTCCAATGTAGCATCACGCTCATTGGCTTCACGAATGACTTTAATCTCGTGATCTTTACTCTCTACAAGTTTTTTAGCTTGTGTTTGAGCTTGGATGGCTTCCGCCAACTGCTTGTCTTTTTCAGCAATTAGTTCACTTAGTTTGCGTACTTCTGCGTTCTCATTGAGATGAGTAGCACCAAACTCTGTGGCATATGCTTCAAAGATACGACGACCAAAATTGTTCTCACGAGCAATTTTGATGTCTTCTTGTAGTTGACTTAGTTCAGCCTTAAGATGTGTTGAAACAGTTGCTGACATCTTCTTAGCAGATTCTTTGATGAACTTGCTCTTCAGTGCCTCAAGTTGTCCACGTGCATCGCGAACAAGTCTTACCTTAGATTCAACTAGGTCTTTCTTGTCTGCTGCAAACTCCTTGATTTCTTCAGCCAAAGCACCTACAACAAAAGATTCCAATTTCTCAAAACCTTCTACTTGTACTTTGCGGTCCTTGCGTAGTTCACGCAATTCTTCAGACAGCTTTGTAACCATAAAGTTGTTAAACTTGTTGGCGTTTTCTGTCATTGATTTTGCAAACTTTACACGGTCCTCTGCAAGTGCCTTTTTCTCCTCGTTAAGAGCAGAAAGTTCACTTGTCAGGCCTTCTGTTACCATTTTATCTAGGGCTTCTACCATCACAGTTTTATCATGCTCATAGCGTTGTGCAAACTCCTCACGAAGTTCTGCACGAACTGTCTCTTTGGCTTCACTTAGCTTTGCTTCCCATTGTTCGGCAATAGCTTGGCGAGTATCCTCATTGACAAGATCGCTATCCAGTAGTGGTTTAATAGCATCTAACATGCGATTCTCCTAAATCTTTAGGTCCTTGATAAGACGAGAAACCTCATCTTTCAAGTACTTTTGTATTTTGTCGTCTTTCCCAGACTCCCTAGCCATCTCAAGAATTTGGTGACCATATTTCATGTTCATTAATCCTTCATAGATTGCTTTAGGGTAAGCATTTGGAGCACTGGGTTGTGCGACCACATCGACAGTGACAATTTCAAAGTCACTGACATGTCCGTTATGCGGGTCCACGTTACCTGAACCGCGACTTGATACACCCAATCTTACACCTGATTGTAGCATGGTTTTAACCAGCTCGCCCATTGGCGTTGGAAGTATCTTTAGTTTTCCATAACCATTTGGACCATCCATCCACATGTTAGTAATCATGTGACATACACGGTCTAGGTTAATTTTAAGGTCATCTGGGTGATCTACTTCACCAAGAACACTGTTACCTTCTTTGATTTGCTCGTTAAGAGTATCAACTGCTTGCTTTATTTCACTTACAGGATAAACACGCTCATTGGCATTTTTTACGTCACCTTGTATGCAGATGCCTTCCATATAGAGATCCTTACCGTCTTTGCCTTCAACAAGTTGAATTTTTGCGGCTTCGAAAGTAAGGTTTTCTCTAAGATATAGCTGTCCCATATACTCGGTTCCTAAGCTAGATTAGTCTATAACACTTTTGGTGTTAACACCAGAAGCTTGTGCTAGTTCAGGCTTTGGAGCTGGCTTTACATCTGGCTTTGTAGTTGCGTCCATGTCACCATATTTTGGTGTTGCACGTCCTTGTGCGCCTTTGTTGCCTGCATCAATGTTTACTGGCTTTGCATCCATTCCTTTTTGACCTGAGTTGGCTGCTACTGGACTTTTACTAGCTGGTGATGTTGTAACTGGCTTAGGAGCTGCAACTAATTCTACACCTTCTTCTAAACCTTCTACTTTAACATCAACATCAATTGGCTCATCCATTTCGTCTTCCATGTCATCAATCTCGTCCTGCTCCATGTCAGTATCGCTATCAATGTCTGAAATCTCGTCTTGCTCGCCTTCAATGTCGTCTGTGTTATCGTCAACCTGTGCCATTAGCTCTTCGAATTCACCCATTAGTTCGTCTAATTTGTCTTCGATGTCTACTACACGGTCTTCTAATTCTTCTTCGCCGTCATCGTCATCAACGTCTACGTCGATCATTTCGATTTCTTCTTCCTCATCTTCCATTCTGACGCCTTGTTCTTCGGCTTCAACTTCATCAATGAGGTCGTCTACTT